AGTTTTTTTAGACAAATTAGCAACGACGAGAGAGTGGTTGTTGATGTCCCTTTCTTTTATGCAGTCTCAGGAGATGAGAACTTTTTAAAAGATGCATTTCTATTTTCAAATGTTAATGGACCGGGTTGTGACCCTGATGGCCAGTATGCAGATGGTAATTATGATAAAGTACCAAGAGGTATTGTAAATCTAACTTCATTTGCAGTAGACCCTGCGAAATTAGTTAATAAAAGAAATATGGGTCAATACTCAATGATGAATGAGAGTGGCCTAATGGAAGGTTTTGTTGCAGAATTTGAAATGATTCCATGTGTTATCGGAGTTGATGTAGAAATACTTGTATCAAGTCAATTAGACTTATTTAAAGTTACAGAAGCTATTGTAAAGAGAATGTACAAGGCTAATTTCTATAACGTCGATGCAGGACATTTAGAAGAGGGAACTTATAGAATATCATCTGAGTATATGATGCCAGATGATTATACACAGGAAAAACCTGTGGAATATAGCTTTGATGATAAAGCAAATCATAAAATTACATTTAGCCTAGAGATTAATTCATTTATTCCTTCATTTGATTTTGAAGAAGATACTTATAGAAAATTCACTAGAACTATGTATGCTAATGCAATAACAGGAGACTATGACGATCCAAATGGATTCTTAGATCCTAATATAACTCCTAATGTATATTACGATCTTAACCACGGTACTAAGTGGGAATCTAACGGAATAGAATGGGTTATGGTAGAAAGCAATGTTGATGTAACAAATCTTACGTTAATAGAAACATTTGGTTTAAAACAAAACACTGAAAGTCAAATTAAAAGAGTTTCTAGAAGAAGAAAACAGTCTAATAGAATGTTTACAATTAAGAACGGACCAGGTCCTAATGTAGCTACCTCAGAGGATGCTAAACCAATACTTGGAGACAATTATTCGGTTACTGGAAGAGACTATCCGTTTGGAGGTAAAATAGACGAATAATTTGACGATATATACTTAATAGAAAATAAAATACGAAAAATGGCAAATCAAGAAAACAATAAAGTTATTTCACCAGTTATTGAAAGTGGCCAAGGTCACATTTTTCATGTTAATGGTGTAAACTTTAAAGTAACTGGATCTCATATAGAACCAGTAGCTGAAACTAATGATGTGTTTAATACGCTAGTTGGTGCTAATAATTTATTTACAATCAATGAGAATGGAATTTCATTCTACTACGATTACAATAATAAGCAAACTATTTCTAAAATCGAAGAAAACGCAGATGTAAACTTCGATAAAATGAATGACTTAAACGATAAGATTAGTTTCTTAAATGAGTCAATCAAAGAACTTAGATTAGCTAATAAAAAAGGAGAAGCTTTAGAGACTGCTACTAAAGAGTTAGAAGCTACTCAAGAAGAATTAAACGAAACTAAAAGATCTTCAATTGCAATACAGTTTACTTATGTAAAAGAATCAAATACATTCTTTGCTGGTAAAATGGAAATCACTTTAGGTAGTGAAGAGAGACTTGCAGAAAGATTCTTTTCTATAGGTTATATCAAAGTTGAAGATAAACCTATCTTAGAAGCATTTCAAGTTGCTGCAGAAAACTTTGATACTTACAAAGTTTTAGATTTCGTTGAAGAGTCTACTAAAGACCAAATCACTGTAATTTCTATGAAGGCCGAAAATAATGCTTTTGTTTACAGAAAGAATAACGATACTAAAATTGTAGAATTCAAAAAACTATTAGCTGACGCTGCTGTAGAATATGTAGCAGAACAAACTGGAGCTGATGTTACTGAATTATATGCTGAAGTTTTAGAATCTCTAGTAGAAAGAAGAAAAGCTAAGAATGAAAAGATTAATCTTTACAATGAGATGTTATCATTCTTACATGACCAAGTAGGTAGATTAGCAGAAGCTGATAGAAACTTAGAAGATATTAAAGCAGCAGATAATTTATTAAAAACTGAAATCAAAAGAATTTCAGAAGAACTAGCTGGTGTACAAAATGAAGATCTTTTAAATATTGAAGATGGTTATGTTGCAGGTCAATTAAAAGTAGAATCAGACGGTATGACTGTCGGTACTGCCATGAAGGTTGACGCATTAGAATATACAAACGCAGGTAAGAATGATATACTTACAGTGTTCGTTAACGACGAGCCTGCTAGAATTGAGAAATTCAAAATCGCTTTAGATTCACAAGAAGCGGTCTAATCATATAGACTCCACAATCCTACAAAAGCCCGTTTCGAAACATTCGGGCTTTTTTGCATATAAAGGTAAATTAAATTAAACAAACGTGCCGAGAAAAAAGAATTATCTAAATAATAAAGATCTTTACAATCAGATTGTGCAGTCTTTAGCGGATGATAAATTAACAAAGGACGCTGAGAAGATGTTAATCCTATTAGCAGAGAGGGCAATAAGAAAATTAGTTTACGTAAATAGTGATGATAGAAATGATTGTCTGCAGTTTGCAATACTAGACCTCTTAAAATACTGGCGTAATTTTAATCCCAAATATACCAACGCGTTTGCTTATTTCACAGAGATAGCAAAAAGAGGGTATGCGAAAGGTTGGAATAAAATCCACCCACAAAAATATAAGAACACAATGTCGATGGATAAGATTAATACTAATAATGGTAGTTCAGAAGGCGGAATGTTTAATATATAATGTCAATAAAGAACTTAAAACCCAGAGGAAATTCCGGTTTTGTACAAGGCTATTACGAGCCACAAAATCCAGACAAATATATCGGTCCAACGCCGATCATTTACCGTTCTTCATGGGAAAGAAAGTTTTGTATTATGTGCGATACTAAAGATAACGTATTAAAGTGGTCAAGCGAACCTGTGGAAATTGCTTATATTTCTAGAATTGATAATAAGAAACATAAGTACTATCCGGACTTCTATATGAAGACTAAGAACGAAGAGGGTATTGAAGAAGAGTTTATGGTTGAGATAAAACCAGAAGCTCAGATTAAAAAACCTAGACCACCTCTTAAGAAATCAAAGAAGGCTTTAAATTCGTATAAGTTTTTAGCAGAACAATATGTTAAGAACACAGACAAATATAAGTATGCGCAAGCATGGTGTGAAAGTCGTAACATGAGATTTATCGTGTTAACAGAAAAGACACTTAAATAATGGGAAAAGTTAAAAAAGGCGTAACAGAATTAGCTAAAGATGCAGGCGGCAGAGGCAGAGCAGTATCTGAGGCTGAATCTTGGTTTGAAGACTCTAAGAAATCTATTAGAGAGGGTGCAGTACAAAGTACAGCAAGAAGATTCAGACCAGGACAAGTCTATGTGTTTAGATATGACGATCCTAAATATGCAACAGAATGGGATAAAAATCCATGCGTATTAGCATTGGACCCAGCAGGTAATAATGACTGTGGCGTTAATCTAAACTTATTACCACCTAATATTAAACTAGAACTACTAGATGTAGTTTATGAAAGATTCCAAGGTTACTTAAAAAGTCAAGAGGGCAAGCCTGCTAAAAACCAGGCTCAACTATCATTAACTTATGATGGTGCAAAGGGCTTTTTAGGTCAATTTGGATTTGATTTTGCGATTAGACAATATATCCCTAGTCGTAAAACCAAACAAGCAGTAGTGGGATATGAACACTGGCCAAGAATAGCACTTATTGATTTTCTAGACTTAGAAGGCATGGGAGTTGGTGCTATTAGAGCAATGTTCAGAAACCACTTAAATAAATGAGATATATAAAACAGAAATAATACTATATTATGGCAGGATTTACCGAAAAAAGAAACGGACCGTTTAGTTCTAACACAAGACCATTTAGCCTTTCAAATGCTTTGAAAACGCTAAGTTCTTTTGGTATGCGTTATGACGACATGGTACTTAGACAATCTCAAGCTATTGGTCCAATGGAAGATCAATTCGGCTACAGAGAGATGAACCCGTTTGGCCTTGACAATGATGATATTTATGGTGCATTTGCTGCACTATCTATGGCAGATATTAATATGAAAAAGAACGTACCGTTCTTTGATATTGATTATCCTGGTAAAAGAGATGAATTGAGAAGATTCTCAATGAATGATGAAGTTGAAGATATTCTAGATATACTTTGTGATGAAGCAATTGTATATGACGAAAAGAACTTCTTTGCAAATCCATCAATTATGGGTCTTGATGTTTCCGATGAGGTTAACAAAGACCTTAACAAATACTTTAGACAAATCTATCACTACTTTGGTTTTAATGGTGAACAATCAGCATGGTACTTCTTTAGAAAATTCCTAGTTGATGGTTACTTATCATTTGAGATAATTTATTCCCCAGACCAAAAAGAAATTATAGGTTTTAAAGAAATCGATCCAGTAACCTTAATGCCTGGTTTTAATAAAGACGATGGTAAGAAGGTATGGATTCAATACAAAGACGATCCAGTAAAAGAAAGAGTGTTATATGATTCTCAAATCATTTACCTTTCTTACTCTTCACTTTCAACTGCTTCAAGAGTTAGTTACGTTGAGAGATTAATTAGATCGTTTAACCTACTTAGAATTATGGAACACACCAGAGTAATCTGGGCAGTGACCAATGCTTCATTTAGAATGAAGTTTATTATTCCTGTAGGTGGTAAATCTAAAACTAGAGCAAAACAATCGTTAGCTCAGTTAATGAATAACTATAAAGAAGTTGTTGATTTTGATTTTGAATCAGGGTCATTAACAACAGATGGTAAACCAATGTTACAGTTTAGTAAAGAGTATTGGTTACCTTCTAAAGATGGTGAAGTGCCAGAGATTGAAACTCTTGGTGGTGAAGGACCAGAATTAAATGATACAGAAGCACTTAAATACTTCTATGATAAACTAAGACAAGTATCAAAAATTCCTTACAATAGATTCTTATATGAAGATGATGGTGGTGACTATGCATTAGCTGGTGACGGTATGGTAAGAGATGAAATCAAGTTTGCTAAGTTTATTAATAGATTAAGATCAGTATTCCAAGAGGTATTAGTTAAGCCATTGTATATTCAAATGTGTCTTAAATACCCAGAGTTTAGTGACGATCCACAATTTAAAACTCAAGTAGCCTTAAGATTTAATGAAGAGAATGTATTTGCTGAATTAAAGAACCAAGAAATCATGCAGCTAAGATTAGACTTTATCTCAAGTATGAGAGATAGTTTAATGACAACTAACCAAGAGACTATGGAAGAAGAATACTATTTCGATCAAGAATACTTAGTAACAAAGTATTTAAAATTAACTGAGGATGAAATTACCGCTAATAAATCATATAAAGCTAAAGCTGCAAAGGCTGCAGCAGATGAACCAGAGCCAGAAGATGATGGAATGGGCTTCTAATCCTAGATAATTAAGAAAAAGAGATATATAAACTATGAAAACAGATATTAATATTTTTAAAACATTCGAAGAGTTCATCACAGAAGATGCTTTAAAGGCAGGTGAAGAATCTGACGTTTACGTAGAGCCGCTTACTTTAGACTCTGGTTCTGAAATAAAATCAGCAGAAATCCTAGGAGCTATTACAGCATCTAAGACTGAAAAAGAATTTAAAGATTACTTCTTTCAAGAGTATGGACAAGATGCTTTTGCCGAAGGTGAAATGGACATTCTAGTTAAATATTATCTAGATAAAGAGACCGAAGACGCTGAGGAAGAGAAAGAAGAAGAGAAGGATGTTGAGAAAGAAGAAGAAGGTGGAGATGACGAGCTAGACCTTGACATTTAACATATTAAGATATTTGCATAATAAGACGTGATATATATTAAAAATAATAAAAACCATAGATATGGCAAAAGTTAACGATTTACTAATCGTCGAAATGTCCTCTAGTCAACTAAGCGTAGCTTCTACAGAAGGCAAAGAGTATGTTCTCGAAGGTATTTTTGGTGAAATTGACACTAAAAATAAAAACAACAGGATTTATACTGAAGATGAGTATGTACCTCAAATCCAACAGTTACAAGATAAAATTAAATCTTCTAAACTGTTAGGTGAGTTAGACCATCCTCAGCAATTTGATGTTTCTCTTAAAAATGTTTCACACATTATTGAGGAACTTTTCTACGATAAAGACAATAAACATGTAAAGGGTAAAATTAGACTATTAGATACTGACGCTGGCCGTCAAGCTAAAGCATTAGTTGATGCTGGTGTACCTTTACAAATCTCTTCTAGAGCAGCCGGTGCCGTTGAATCAAACGGAAAGGTAAAAATCAAACAATTATTCACTTACGATTTAGTAGCAGATCCTGGATTTGCTAATGCTGAATTAAAAAGAGTTAATGAATCTTATGGATTCGATGATAATTCAGGACTGTGGATATATGAGATGAATGGTGAAAACCAAGCAGCAC